AGTTTATAGAACTCAAGCCCCCAGACGGAATTGAACCGTCCTCTCCGCTTTACAAGAGCGGTACATCGCCACTTAATGCTTTAGAGGCAAATTAATCAGCAGGTAACATTTCTGGATTTTCCAGTTCAACTTCAAACATCAGAGGATGACACTGCTCATCAATCAAATAGAATGACGTTCTGTATAAATCTTCTGGTTCGTATCGTCTTTCGTTGTCTGCTGCTTCCAGAATTTCAGGATCATAGATGTAACTGTCTGGAAGTTCATCAAAAGTAAATGGAACGTGATTTATGAAATACATTAAGACAATCATCGTGCCTTTATTGTACCAGCAATAAGCTGTATCAATACGGTATTTCATAGGACTTCTCCTACTTTTGTCTATTTAGAGGTTAATTTAAACCCCTAATAGGCGGAGCGGGATTCGAACCCGCACTGTACAAATTTTAAGTTTGGTGTCTCCTGCCAGTTGGACTACCCGCCCATAAAAAACTTACGCTTCGTAAGTAGTAGGATTATACTTGATAAACTCCCAGAATGTCAACTTCATTTCTTTTTGTGACATTCCACAGTGCTTTGCTGCTTTGGGGAGATTCCACTTTGCCGAAAAGAGTGCTTCATTTGCCTCTTTTACATTTTCTGGAGTGGTTTTGACTGGTTCTTCTTTAAGGTCTTTATATGAAATTTTATAAACCATACTTTTCAAAAAAGTAATAGGGGTAAATTTTTGCCGGGATTTTTTTCCCCGAAAAATGGAACTTAAAGTGGATTTGCGTATGAGAGTGTCTCTTCATCCACTGTAGCACGAACGAACTCTAGAACGTTCATAAACTCATCAACAGTATCACAAGTCACTTGCTTCTCTGAACCTTCACTAGAGTACAGGTACACTGTACGCTTGATAGGGTCCACCACGCAACGTGAGAGGTACTCGTCTTGCATTCGGTCGTCCGTTGATTACCCATGTATCATAGCACGGTCAGGGGCGGGTGTCAAGTGTTAATATTGTACTCTTTATTGTCCCCTGGGTAGTCATATGTAGATTGTCCTTCATATTCAACAATTAATTTTTCGCCATCAAGTCTTTCACCATGAACCAAATAGTAACAATCAATTGCAGCAGCACCCCCAGACTTAATAATAATTCCTGTTCCCCACTCCACCTTATCAACAATCAAGTCTTGCGATGAACCAATTTGAGTAAGAGTTACTGTAATTGTTTCTGGATCTACAAAACCAACCCAGTACTCTGGTAAGTAAATTATATTACTATTTTTTAATCTACCCCTAAAATAAACGGCATTTTCTGGTCCTTCCAAACAAGTGTGGCGAAGTCTCCATCCAGATTTATTTGGATGTGATATATCAAAGTTCTTTTTACTGGATAACCTATGACCAGCACCACTGACATCTCCACTAATATTAATCTGACCAGATCCAATAATATCTTGATTTACTCGTAATGAATCTATTTGTGCTGTTTGGTGATAATAAGGTGGGCAAGCATCTTCAGGGTATGTTTCTTCATCAGCATTATTTTTAAAAATATAAGAGTAAAGAGTTGACGGAACTCCCCATGCTTGTCTGTCGGTACAGTCAGGTTCTCCCGTTGACGGAATAAACTCTCCTGGAAATTCTACATCTTCCGGTTGTCCTGGTGCTGGCATTTATTTAATCTCCTATTAAAAACTCAACCAAAGATCTGGATGCGGTAAAGATTGATGATATAAGTTATACCCTGGTTTGAGGCACAACTTGATATCTCCAGCAATCACATACCTATCTCCATTATTTTCTTTCTTTAGTGTGGAGTGTTGAAGTCTACTTGGAAAAAGAACAACAGTTCCTTCTTGTGGCGTAATTGTATAAACATTACAATTATATCTATTATACTTTTTAATCATATTAAAATTTTTACCAGTCTCAAAAAGAGCACCAGCAACTTCATTCATGTTATCGAGTGTATGAACACAAAATTTGTCTGATGTTTCATCAGAAGAAATATAATAACAGAATGAAATGTCAGCACCATTATGTGAGTGCATATTCAACTGAGGAATATTTTTATTATGATACCCAATCCACGCTTTAGTAAAATTGATGTTCAGTTTCTCATGATCAACTTCAAGCAAATCCAAATATTTAATTACGCTTTGCTTAATTGAATTAAAAATTGAAAAATATTTTTCATTTAGGTGTAAGGAACACTTTCCAGAATTTTCTGGAGTTTCGTGTATCCACTCTCCTTTTTGGTTTGTTTTATACCAAAGATTTTTCAATTCATCAAGATTATTTTTTTTAAATTCTTCATGAATTTCAACTTCATCTTGTACTACTACGGTTGGAAAAACCTCATGTACTTTCATTATAAACCATTAATATTATATTCCCTATTATCTCCTGGATAGTCATCAGGTGTCAAGCCCTCATACTCTGGGATTAATCTGTCTCCATCTGCTCTTGTTCCATAAATGTGGAAGAAGCAGTCAATTGGCATTCCCCCATGGGATTGAAGATGGACTTTTTCTTCATCAATTCTTTTTACAATTACATTTTGATGAGATCCAACAGGTGTTAAATTGACAGTAATTGTCGTCCAATCAACTAATTTTTTCCAGTATGTTGGAAGAATAATCTCTTTCCTATTCGTAACTCTTCCTCTATAATAAACGTCGTTTGATGGACCTTCTGGGCAGGTATGGCGTAGTCTCCACCCTTCTTTTGTTGGGTGAGGAATATCAAAATTCTTTTTAGCAGAAAGAATGTGTGTATTGCAGAGAGAACGAACATCTCCACCAGCAATAATATCTCCACCTGCTTGGACTCTAAAATTAACGTCAAGATTTCCCATCACAGCAGCATTATCTGAAACACATAATGCGTATGGATTGCTCACTGGCAAACACAATGCTCCAGGAACAAATGGTGGAACAACATCTGGATCACTATTTGCTAGCGGTCCAATCATGACAGTAGCATATGCAGTTGGAAAATGTGTAGGGGATCCAAAAACTACTGGACCCTCAGCACACATCGATCCATTAATTTTTTTGTCTCCCTCTCCTATAGAGGGGGCAATTGCCGTACCAACCTTAAGTTGTCCGCCAATATTCATATCTGGAAAATCAGCCATTTTTCAGTCCTCTATACTTGATTGTTCTTTTCAACATCGCGTTTTCCTCCATTCTTAGCATCTTTCACTGCACACGAATCATCAACTCCTTTAAAAATAGAACCATACATTTTTAAAATACTGTTCGCAATCACTTCTCCCGTCCCCGCACTTACTATTTTATAAGTAACCTTGGTATCGACAAGAAATTTCTTAGAATCAACAGTAACATTTTCAGTTGCTGTCATTCTAATATTTCCTTTGCTTCCACCTTCCCCAGTAGCAATGAGTTCAATATCTTTTGCTTCTAGTCTAATTTTACCATTTGAAGCTACAATAAGTATATTACCATTTTTTGTGTTTATCATCAAGCTGTCTTGAGCTTCTTTGTTATCAGACCCAGCTTCCATCTGGATATTTCCAGGTGCTGTTATGGTCGTCCAACCTTTTCTTTGCCCATCTTTATCCATAAAGAAAGAATGTCTTGCATCAGAAGACTGAAGCATGACTGCAGAAGTTACATCACCTTGTTGATGAATACCACCAAGAGTTAGTGATCCATGGTCATTTCCATACCTAATAGCAGTATAATTCTGCTTAGCAGTATCTGTAGGAAGTCTTGAGGAAGCAAAGTCAGAAGCAGCAGCAACAATATTTCCTGCTGAATCAATAACATTTCCAGCAGCATCTAAAACATTACCAGTATTTTCTAATAGTCCAGCAATGTCATCTGTTGAAAGGGCACCCTCTTTTACTCTATCGTTATTACAATTACTTGATACTGCCATGAGTATGAATTATTTTATATTACTATTTAATAAAACTAGATAAGGTTCTCTGGAGTTCCTGGAATATTAAGTCTTGGATTGTTACTATTAGTGTCAGTACCCTGGCGTAGGATAGCAGAAGGTCTAGTAACAACCTGAGCATCAATACTCTCCTGCAGAGTGTCATATACTTGCACAAGTTCTCCAGGAGTTTCATAAAATCCAGCATAACGAATTCCATCTTTATAGAACACAGCGCCAAAATATGCTCTACCGTCAACATATCCAGTCTGTTTTAAACCGACTAAATCTGTAACTTGAATAAGTTTTGCTGTGTCTTCCACGATTGGGTCTCTAACAACTTCAAACTGAGGTCTAAACTTGGCATTAACACCAGTATCAGTAACCATTGTTATATCTGGATAAGATGTAAAACCAAGACCAGGATTTAGAACATTTACGGATCTAATTCTACCAAAACTATCACAATCATAACTTAAGACCGCTCCGTTACTTGGAGTAATTTGTATTTCATCTACTCCACAATTATGATTTATTCCAGGATTTTCCACAATAACTGACTTTAATCTCAGTGTAACTGGATATGTGGAAACAGTTGCTGGAGGAACGTTATTTGGGAGTGATGGATTTCCATTTCCTGGGTCGTCAACAATAACCTCAGTAATTACACCCTTACCGCGTACTATTTTGGGACAAGGGGGAGGAATAAGAATTGCAGATATTCCAATTGGATTTTCTAACCAGGATCTCGATGTTCCAGATGCTTTATTAACAGGAACCGTTATTGATGCGGCAAAGACAATAGGGTTGGTTTCAAAAGTGCTCTTATTATTTCCTGGAATATTATAAATTTCCATTTCAATCTGCCTTTTGCCTTTGGTAGTATTAAAATTAAAAGTTCTTACTCCTTGAAATACTTCTGCTTTACCAATTTCAATACCATCAAGTCTAACAATAACATAATCATCAGCCTCTGCTTTTAAAGTATATTGTCCATCAACTGGAAAATCGACATTATCCCACCGTAAAGTCCATGTTTTATCCATATTATTAGCACGATAATCTTTATCGTCAGTAAAAGCAGGAGTTAAAAAGGGTCCTAAAGTACCATTTCTATAAGATGCAAGTGTTGGACCAGTATAAGAAACACCACCTTTCTTAGTACCACTAGATAATCCACCACCTGTTGTTTGTGATGTTATTTGTGCGTTCCCAATATTTGAAATCGTGATTTTAATATTTTCATCATCACCATCATCATCACGGATACCTAATCTATTACTAGAATTTATGATAGGACCTCTTGTTCCAGCACTTGCGCCGATTATTTCTATTGGACCATACAATTTACCGGCAGTAAATTTACCGGTTCCTTTTGCACTATCTTCTTGTTTCGTCACATCTCTCTTTAATGAAATTGATTTATCATCAGTTGGTATTAAAACTTCTTTTGCAGCCATACCAAAAAGATATGGATTATCGTTAACATCCATAATAAAGGTTATTTCTGCTGATCCATTTCCTGTTACATCCAAATAAAATCCTGATCCGTTTTTAACAAATTTTGCTTTTACATCTGATGCGGTCGTAGCAGCAGATGATGTTTGCGAAACAACCCAATCTTTAGTATCAAAAACTTTTTGTTCAATCTTAGTAAAAAGTTGTGTTTTTTCATTTTCAATTTCAACTTCTATAGAATGCATTCCTTTAGTTAAAAATATTTTATTTGTCTTAGGATTTTCTGTGGAAAATCCATCAAGTCCAACATTACTACCAGCAACTCTTCTAAAAGAAAGTCCCCCACCTCTAGCAACCTCTCGCCCGTCAATAAGAATTCTTCCACCATTATCAACAGTTCCTTTTAAGGCATAAAATCCATCATAAGGAATGTCTAATTTCCAAGAGTTTCGATAGATAATTCCACCACCATCAGAGTCTACTTGGGATAGTGGGAGAATTGGAGATATTGCATAACGATTCATAAACTGGCTCCAGCGAGTGGGATCAAATCTCACCGGTATCCATTTATTAGCAGATCCAGGAAATCTGGTAGTCCAGATTGGATTGTTTGGACATCTACCTTCTTGTTGCACAATCGGTTCTTGTGGAACTGGAGGTAATGGAGCATCAATAACAAGTGCAGTTCCCATTGGATTTTCGTTCCATGATTTTGGTGAGATAACCTCTTCCACTACACCAGAAGATTCTATATTAATGGCAAGTGCCATTGGATTTGATCCTTTAATTCCGGAAAATGCAAACACTCCACCAGGAATTTGTTCCAGATCAGCAATTATTTTATACTTCCCTCTAGTAAATGCTCTAGTTTCTAAAGACTTTCCAGTTGATTGACCAGAATTATTAAATCCATTCTTTTCAATTACAATTTCTCCACCAGAACCCTGAAAAGTAAGAACTACACTATCATCTACCTCTATTTCAATATTGTAATTTCCATCAACGGGAAAATCTACATTGTCCCAGACTATTCTGTGCGTACCTGCATATGGATTATCTTTTAGTTCAACAGTTGTATCAAAAGGAGATATTCCATACTCATTTATAAATCCACCTCTACCATAAACATTACATCTCCACAATTGTCTATCAGCTTTTTGAATATAATCAACGGTATTAAAGACCCTAGATACTTTTTGAGACTCTGTAGAAGAAGATGTAATATTTGACGATTCATCTAATAGGAATGTCAAATCATAAGTGCTTCTACCACTATTCGCGGTTCTTTTATTTTTAGATTCAAAAGTTCCAGAACTTGATGTAATTTGCATATCATTATTATCATTTGCTGATGCAATATAATCAGCAAATATTTTATTTGAAGTTCCTACACCACCCTCTTTATTTTTCTTACCATTCTTAACAATACCCTGTTCAACATCACCTCCAGTGGCTATTGCGGTAACTTTATATTTTACATTTGGTTTTACCTTAATAGTTTCATTTCTACTTTCTTTACTTTTTTTATTTCCTTTTAGTAAAAAGGAATGAGATCCATCCTCAGAAATAAAAGAAAATTTTAAAGTTTCGGTACGTTTACCCTGACCGAAAACATTAAAGTTAACATCAACTAATCCATTAGGTTCTTGAATTATAGCTTTTTCAGTAATTGGAATGTTATATAAGTCAACTCTAATTCTATGAACTCCTTCAGTAATGGTTTTTTTCAACTTATCTGGTGGATGATCTTTTCTAAATTCGGAAGTTGAAAACAAAAGTTGATTATCAAGATAAATTTTCGCCAGATTATCTGCCATACCTCGGAAAGTATATTCACCATCATATGGAAATTCTTTTTCCCATTCCATCGTAAAGGTGATTCCAGCAAAATCAGTTCCCGAAACATCTGAAGGAGGAACTGGAGAAATGGCATGACGGTTCATAAAACTATCAGCAATATCATCAAAGTTCCACTCTCCTGGAGTATTTTGCCCCCATCCAGGATGCTTTACGTCATGCTTAACTCTTGTGGTTCTAGTGAGAGAAGTCACAGATAAAGGAACTTCTGTTCTAGTGGTCCACCATCTTTTGATGGTATTATCGGAAGAATTAACTCTTGCTCCTCCACGAAGAGTAGTTAAAAACTTTTGGTACTCTTGTATCTCACGACGAATAGGATCTTTTGAAAAATTTGCATAAAGAGTTGGATCCCATACACCAATGTCCTGCCCCTCTACTGAGTAGAGTTTTCCGTATCCAGATTCGGTTGGTTCGCAAATTTGATAATCTTCAAAATCATCTTCTTGGTCATAATACTCAACAGTTTCTACAACCTCACCAATAACTGAACGAACAACAACACCAGCTCCTATACCGCAATTATCTTTTACTACAGTGACTGGAGCATATTGATATCCAAATCCACCAGCAACAAGATCTACTGCAAGAAGAGAACCATCTTGTCCTATGATAGGATTTGCCTTTGCTCCTATCCCACCCCCACCATAAAAATAAACTTCAGATGGGCCACAATTAGTTTCTAGTTGAATGCCTGAACAATCATTAGAACTATTTGGTAAAAGATTATCTGGAGTTAATACGTTAACTTCATTAATGTTAAGATATTGAATCTCGTCTCTTGTTCTAAAAACAAATTGAGTTCCTGGATATTTTTTAGCATAATCATTTGCTTGACATACGGAAACACCATCAACAAAACCTCTCTCAGTTGATATGTAACCAACTCTAATATCATTTTTTGATGCAGGTCCAAATATATTAAACGACATGCTTTTTTTATTTTCTACACTTGCTTGTCATAAGAATATTTATTATATGATACTAGAATAATATTAAGTCTTCTGTCGCTTTAGTTGGTTCTACATATGGTACAGTAGACGTAGATGTAATGTTAGATTGTTTCTGTGATGCATTATCAATTGAAGCAACGCTTGGTTGTTCAGAATCTGCTGCAGATTCACCACCATTAACAAACGTGTAATAGTCGGAAACTGCAACGTTTGGAGAAAGTTCACAACCAAAAATATTGGTAGAAAGATTGACAAAAGAAAGTGCCGAAGTAAGACTTCCACTAATATCACCAATTAATGAAGTAATATCAGATAAGGAATCGGAAACACCAGCAATCTGATCTTGAATATCTTCTAAGAAAGCATTTATATTATCTAACAATGAGTTGTTGGCATCATCAATTTCGTCTTTATTATATGAAATAACTTGTCCTACTATATCTTCAGCATAGCAAATAGGAACTTCTGGAGTTGTTTCACAAGAGTTTAATCCTTCAGCATCAATTGCTTCAAGTTCTTCTGGTTTAAACAACTCATCCAAAATTCCCTGTATTAAATCACAAAGTCCTTCAGTGATTTTATTATATAAACACAATATCAATTCAGTTAAAACTTCTTTGATGTCACCAAAAAGATATCTATATGAAGATGGGGTTGCAGATACTGCTTTTGTAAGTTCTTTATTAAGGAGTTTAAGAACGTATTGCATAATTTTATCAAATATAATTTTCATATATCTGGATATTTGACAAGCAGCATCCGCAATAAGAGACTGCAAATCGGTGATAACATTCGAAACTGCATCAATATAACTTGTGATTGCATTCAAATACTTATTAATTTTTTGAGTTAGGTTGTCAAGAATAGTTTGTATCGCTTTTGTTGCCGAACCAACAGTATCATCTGGTTTAAGTAAAGGAATTTTTTCTTTTAACTTTTCCTGTCTTTTTACATCACCAGCTGTTGTTTGGTGAATAGCATCTGGGTTTTCTTTTGTTGGCGTCTTACCTTCAACTACAACTAAACCCTCATCAGGTGCTGTTTCTTTTGATGTTCCAGTCTTAGGTTCTTTTGTTTCAGAATATCCACTCTGAGGTGTAAAGTTTTTTCCTTTATTAAATCCAGTTTTTGTTTCAAGTTCTGTTTGAGCGTTGTTTCCCAACACTCCCATGATGACAGGAACTTGTTGTTCTTGACCATCAAGAAAGAAACCGAATACAAAATTACCTTGTCTTAAGTTTGGTGTTTGTGATGCACCTGCTTGACCACCACCAGCGGTGATGGGGTACATCACTTGTGCCCAGGGGAGCTCATCAGACTTCAAGGTATCTTCACTTTGATCATGAAGACCGATGATTCTTACTTTATACCTTCTTCCCCATCCAGGAATAGCATTTTTATCTTCAAATTTTCCAGGAACAATATTATCTCTCCAAGTGGAATCATCAGCAATCTGACCTATCCACCAGTTAAAAGATGCACCTAAAAAACCAGGATTAAATAAAGTTCCTTCACTCATCAGTCGTCATACATTCTACATTCAAGTGCATCTGGATTATCATTACAATATAACTCCAGACCAGTTGGGTCATGATGATCATTAGGATGGGTTTCTACCCATCTTGCAAGAGCGTCCAATTCATCCTCAACATGTCTTCTTGCTTGTGCAGAAACTGTGGGGTCATCTAGTATTTTTTTATCTTGTTCGATATGCTTTTCTACGCTTTCCATATCAGTGCGTATAATAGTTTAACTATTTAGAGGTAATGGAGAACCTTTTCTTCCAATTGAATCTCTAACTAAAGTCAATTTAGTGTATCCACCAGTTCTTATGCTTATATAATGACACAAATCTGCGATTACATAGTATCCACCAAATTGTTCATCCATAACTTTAGTATCCTTTGTAGAAATTTCTGGAGTGTCAATATAGATGTAATCCCCAGCATGTAAACTAAAATCACCTGTAATAGTAATAGTTACTTTAGTTGAGAAGAACTGATTATATCTCATTACAGATTGATTTAGAATATTTTTAGGGTCAAAGTTCTTCTCCTTTGCTTTTTTAATTTGTTGTTTTGTATCACCAGTAGGTAAAGTTCCAGTATCAATCAACATATATTGTGTTCTTGAAAAATCTTGGTTCTGACCTTTAACATTAAATTCTTCATTATATTTTGGTAGATTTTTTCCTGCTTTTTGTAATTTATCTTTATTGGCAAGATTACCGCCTTCAGTATTAGGATTTATAACTTCATAAAAACAATTGAATGGATCAAATAAAATTGTTCTTGTAGAGTAAGTTCCAATTTGTAATTTTGATTGAACGCTGCCAGCTGAAGTGTCAACATTATACTCTAATATTTTTCCACCATACTCTGGTGGAACAGAGGATCCTCTTCCATCAGGAGTATCATTATAAACTAAACTCTTATACTTTTTCTTTCCTCCAGATGGTTCCGTGTCAGAAAGCAATCCTTCAACAGACTTAAATTTAAATCCATCAGAAGTTTCAAAGAAGAAAAATCCAGCAGTATTCCCTTCTGAATTTTTAGTTTTGGGAATAGATTTTCTTGCCAACTGAAGAATAGTTGCAAAAGGTCTAAGATTAACTCCCGAATAGTTATAGTTATTAATAGTTTCCTCAATATCTAACTTCTTTTTTCCATCAACTTTTAGAGTTTCCTTAAGAATTTTATTAATATGATCGGATATTTTTCCATCCATTCTATAGTTAACTGCAGTTTTATAGTTAAAAATTGCTTCTTTTGATACAAGATTTGCAGAGACTAAAGTTTTTCTGTTTTCTTTTGCAACAGGTTGAATGAAATCAGAATACAAAGTTACTGATATTTCTTTATCATTTGGATCTGACATTTTCAATTCAACTTTTTCGGTTCCAACCAACTGAAGTGCTTCTAGAGCTGTTTTCAAATCGTTATCTTTTTTTATTGTTCCAGTATCTGCAAACATAACATCAACTTTTAAAGTTGGACTTAGAACACTTTCATAATAATAAAGATCAGTTATAAGGGTAGAAATATCTGCTTGCGTGCTATTGTCATTAGAATACACTAAACACTTTTTAATATCAAAATCTTTAGATTGTGCAGCGGTAATTGGTGTATTAGCCATTTTTTAAACTTTTCGTATTACTATTTACCTAAGTTCTATAAAATCTTGCGATGGATCTTCATCACCACTTCCACCAAATCCACCCCCTGATGATCTAATCGGTATAACTTGTGGAGGTGCCATTATTATTTGTGCTTGTGATGGAACTTGATAGGTATAATCATCTTCAGTCTCAGGAAATCCATCTTCGGTATATTGACTCAGAATAGAAATCAAACTCTCTGCGGCATTTCTTCTTTGATGTATTGTTTCTGTTTGATTAATAATATCATAAAAATTAACTCCA